TCAGTACCTCTCCTTAGTTTTAATTTTACTATTTCAATATCTGGCATTATTTTAAAATGTTAAGCTGTTCTTTGCCATACATACATACCGAATGTTGGCGGAATATTATTGTGAGATTGGTTACCACCAGTATTATCCGGTAGTAGGGGAGTTGCTTGTGGTCTAGATGGATTACCATGATCGGCATAGTAGCCTACGTTAGGATCATTTCCCCCTCTCGAGGAGTTCTTGATAGGGTGAGTATGTTCTGGTAGTTCGGTAACTGTTAGTTGGTGCTTATACTCTCCTGTTGTATCAACATCACCAGCTGCAACTGTATGGGTATCGCTACTATTATCAGTACCTTGACCGACACCTGCTATAAACTTTCCTTTAGATACTTGTAGCCAAGTTGTACCGGTAAATCGATCCCCTGGGTTAGTATTGTCAATAGAAAAAATAACTGAACCAACTGGGTAGATTGTATCGGCAATTGCGGCTTTAAAGTTGCTACCAAGCGCACCATCAACATCAATTCCTTTCCCTGCTTGTCCTAAACTAAGTGCACTTTTATTACCAAATCCGTCATAAATATCTACCTGTCCAGCCCCTGGTAAAGCTTCACCTTTAGCATGAAGCACACCGACATATGTTTCGGAAATGTTGGTGTTTGTTAATGATTCACTTGCCATACATATATTTATGGTAGTGGCAGTATTAAGCAATCAAATTTCTATAATACTGCCAATAGTATATGATGGTTGGACATCTGGACTTATATCTGGCTCAATTAAATTAACTAACTGCTCTTGCACCTCATATATTAGTTTAAAACATCTATTTAAAACTCCATTAAGATTCTCTTCATTGCCATGAATGTAAAAATTCTCAATTTCGTTAGTTATAAACTTACTAAAATCGACATTATAATTGTAGTTATCAAGCTCTAAAATATTATTATTAAATGAACCGGTAAATCTACCAATAATATTATTTTTAAGAAGAAGTACATCATCAACTAGTTTAAATAACTCTGTATTAACAATAGATTGCTGTATAAAACTATCACTATTCAATGAAAATCCTTGACTACCATAATTAGTATAATTAGGATCTTTTAAAACTCGTTGATAAGAGCTCATAATAGGCTCATCGAAAAAGTATAATCTACCACTAGTTAGCATAATTGTCCTATCATAGCTACTAGTAGATTGGAAAATCGAGAAACTATTGATTCTAGAATCAAGTAGACCACTCACTTGCTCAGTCTCAACAGCTTTCCCGAATTGAGTACCTAGATTCCAAATAAACTCAGCTTGAGAGAAAGTAACGTCAGTAAAATTCCATCGATTATTTATAGATACCGGATTATTAGATAACTCTACAGTATCGTCAGTAAAATCTAAAAGATAAAGTCGTTCAGTTCTGTATGTACCAACAATTTTTGAAGGACGTGTTTTAAACTTTTTATATACAGTCTTGTTTGTTGCAAAATACCAGTAGTTACTGTCTGTACCAGAAAAAGAAATATCAATTATTTCTTCTGTCTGTGAAAGTCTATCATCTAAAGTTATTTCTTCTCTAAACCTGAAGTTTTCACCACTATAACGATATAAATACGGTACTCTAGAAGTGATATTGTTTGTAACAACATCTTTATAAGTTACAATATATAGAGAATTAAAATCTGGGTCAAACCCCATTGCACCTAATGTCTCTGTACTGAAATTAATAGATGTTATACGGGTTATATAGTTAAACTCTTCATCGAAAATTTTAACAACTCTGTTACCAGAATCAAAAACAGCAACAGTGTTATCAGTAACAGCTAATTTCGTCGGCCTAACAAATTTAGTCTGACGTCTTGAGTCACCATAACCACCTACTAACTCAATATAGTTACGCTTATTTCTAAGAGAACTATCATTATTAACATAACCAGCAATATCATATCGCAATACAACATTATTACCAGTATCAGATAGATACAAATGTTTTTTTGTAGAAGCTATTCCACCTAACTCTTTAAACGTTAGATTATTTTCGTCTGTAGTTTCATATCCTGTAGTATCCTCTATAACAGTTAAATCCGTATTCGAGCCAGTTAAACAAATAAGATCAGATGAGGTACAGGCAAATAATGAGAAATGATCTTCGAAATCTAAATTAGCTTGTACTGTAGCATCTACAACATATCCAAACGCACTTAAATAATGGTTATTTTCAAACCTTACATTTTCTACAAATTGTGGATTGGCTGTATTTGATGTATTAATCTGAAATGCAGATAGTGTGTTAGACGAAAGCGAAGCGTATCGTATAGATTCTGTATATGGTAACTTATTAGACGCTATAAAAAGCCTAGAATAAACATATGTATTATTTTCACGTAAATTATCTAATTTAAGCTTAAATAAATCATAATTAAAATTATCATTAAGACTGAAAGAACAGTTATCTATAGAGTTTGGTAAGGTAATATTTGTATCACTAATAACACGATCGGTAAAATTATCTGTAAAAAATAAATCAGTAGCAAATGTGTTTTTAGACGTGAGAGTCTTACCTGTTGTTACTTCTTTAGCAACAGTACCTGCTGTTTCAACAAAACCATAAAAATCTGTACCGGTAAGAGTAAATAAATCACCAGAAGTATAAACTTTTTTATATGAGGAATAATCAATAATCATCTTTTAATAATCTTTAAATACTACATCGTTAATTGTTACACCGGTAGGTGTAAAGTCTTTAGCTTCTGCTAAAATAGATGCTTTAATTTGTTCACGTATAGTAACATCAGTAATCTTGAGATTTCTTACAACTATATCAATATGGTTTGAAGAATTATTTCTGTTAAACTTAAAGAACTGTTGTATTTCTGTTTTAGATGTACGCTGGCCAGCTGGTAGTGATAGAACTATGTTATCTAACTTTTGTTGCACTAAATATAAAGCATATACTAATTCAGTATCAATAGCTCTATCATATATAAAAGGATTTCTTATAGTAAGATCTTTTGTATAATAATAACCTGGTTGTTTAAGGTAAGTTGAGAGATCCATGTTACTTTGAAATCCAGTTGAACCAATAAAAAATTCATCACTAAATATATCTTGAATCATATACTTTCCTGGTGAGAAGGTTTGATTTTCATATAGTTCGGCATTTATATACAAAGTTGAGTTACCTTGCAAAGTATCTAGTCTATAAGTAAAGTTATAAAACCCTGGTTCAAAATTTGTAGGATCGAAAGAGATGGTTTTGGTGAGAATATCTTCTGTATCTAAATAATTGGTTAATGATAATTTAAAATCTATAGAAGAAGAATCATATAAATGATTAATAACATTATAATTAGTTAATTTAGTAGCTGGTGTATTATGACCGAGTGAAACTCCTGATAAAACAGCTGCTGTTAATGACGGCATAGTACCTTTAGAAAGATATAGCTTTTCGTCGTTGCCTTCCGCTAATAATACCGGGTATTGAAAGCTTACACCATTTCGATATTCATTAACCCAATCCATTGAAATAAATGTTCCACCAGAAAGAGCTACTGTTGTTTCTGTTGCAGGAGAAGGTATGGTAATATTACCAATGGAACCAGATAATTCAAAAATACCACTTGTATTAAATATAAAATATTCTGTAGGTTTAAGAATATAGATTTTATCTTGCGCAACTAAAAAATCTTTAATATCGGCTTTAAGAAAAGCCTCAGGTGCACCATCTAGATGGTGCTTAACTATAAAATTACTAACTTGATAAAAAACAGTAGAGTCGTTTTCCCAATTGTTATTAACTCCTGGTAATTTATAAATAGTATCGTTATATTCTATAACATTATCATACAAGCAAAACTTGTTTTCGTATACATCAAATTCTGCTGCGGAAAGAGTTGAAACGGCAAATGTATTAGTGTTAATTCTACGAATGTTTTGATCACTAGAAATAAAATCAATGTTATTATGCATCTGATAATAACCGATATATTCTAGAATATCACTACCGCAATCTAACTTGATCTTATTGCCTTGGGTATTAACCTTATAGAACAAATTACCAGATGTAGTAACGATATAATCATCTAATGCACTTCTCTTGAATACCTGTTTAATTTTCGTTTTAAATTCTATTTTATTTCGTAGCTCAAAGTCTGTGTTATATATGTATAAAGTTTGATCACTTACCACATGAATAAACGGGGTAACTGTCTGATCTTGAAAAATACCGAACCCTCTATTTGTATTATTGCCTAACAATTCAAATCCGTATTGATTTGCTGGATCTAAATACATATCAAAATTTAACGTAAAGTTTTTACTCTTATCTATATCGTTAGATACATTAAAAACCGTATAATTACTACCATTAAACGTCAATTCACGAGTATCAACATCAGTACAATAATTTTCTGTTTCACCTCTAACGACTCTAGAAGTATTATACGTATCAAATGCAGAAATCAATGGGGCAGAGCTATCAATTATATCTTTAATATCCGAGTTACCAATTCTTTGGTATTTAATACCTATATTAGGCTCAATAGCCGCATCACTTATCTTATCGAAGAATTTCTCTTTATTAATAACAGCATCAGAGACCTTAATATTAATAGTATCAACACTATCATAAAAAGATGGTGCATAAACAGGAGTTGATGATAAAGCAGCACTTTTAGAGATCTTATCTGGATAATAATACCTGTCAACCCATAGTCCTTGCTCTCCTAAATTTCCACCAGATAGCCATGTGCACAAATATTGACCATTGTCATATTGAGTTGTATTTTGTCTCTTAATAAAAATTTTATCAGCTAAAATAGGAGTAGGACCAGCGAAAGCACCATTATTAGCGAAAGTGGTATCGTTAACATTGAGCTTATCATAGGGGTAAATTGAAGAGGGAGCAGTGAAATAAGTATCACTGCCATTTTCCACATACACGTCTTTATCATAAAAATTATAGTTAAGATTAATCTTATCCAACCCCTTCTCTTGATCATTACCTGTATTTAAATTATAATATTCACGTGGGTCACGACCAAGTCCCAAAGGACTGTCGATCATATTTGACCCTCGCTTAACAAAATTAAATTCTGATCTATTAGTATCTAATGTTAAGTAATTTAATTGAAAATTATCAGCTGATATTGTATTATATGCTGTTGTAAGCATATATTGACCATCTTCATTTAAACTACTATTGGGTATATCTAAAATTAAATTAGATGCTTTTCTTACATTATATTTAGCAAAACTCTTATTTATAAACTGATTGTTTTGATCTAACGTATAATCAATATGTAGTAGATTATTAATACCTCTATTAAGACTTCCTGATAATAAAGGGGTAAGTGTAAGTTGATCACCACTTAGTGTAACTACATTAAGCACATTGTTATTAAATTTAAATAGCTGTAAATACCCATCATCATCTAAAACATATCTAAATACATCACTTTGTTCCCGCACAATACTTTTATAATCATCAGTATTTCGATAAAACACGAATTTATCTATACCAGTAGTATTATTGTAGTTAAGATAAAAATCAAATAACCCGTCGTTATGCTTAATGCGGCATAAATTATTATTTAAAGCTTCTATTTCGAAAAAGTAATTGTTTTGAAATAACCCGGTCTTATTAAGTGGCTGTATACCTAAAGCTTTTTGATCAGTTGTTACACTTTCATTACTCTTAAAAATGTAAAAATATTTAGATGGTTGATTATTAGGTCTCTCAAATCCAATTTTTGTAACTAAGGACACTACAGTATCTTGCGAAAGGGAAGATACAGATATGAAGTTAGATAGTTTATTTTTACCTGTTAAATAAAATGACGTGTAATTGTTAATCTTACTATCACGAGCTCCGGAAAGTGCATCAATAAGATTAACATCTAGCCCTTGCTCTAATGTCGATTTGGTTTGCTCAAATGATATAAATCTATCATTATATTCCGCTGTTGGAAAAGAAACAGAGCTAACAGAGTATGTATTGGTTGTCGCCATTTACATACATATTTAATGGTACAGTCGCGAGACGCAATCAATTATTCAAGAAAGTGATATAGGAAGCGTTATTAAATTTAGATTGTAAGTTCGCTATCGTGTTACTTGCCGATGCACCTACCATTTGTGTTGATGTAATTCCAAGCTTTTGTATATTATCGTAGTAGCTTTCGCGAATTAATTTGATAGGTTGGGTTATATTAGCGTAAAATCCGTTATTATAATGTATTAAAAACTGAGCAGTCAAATTTGTAAAGAACGAGCTAATAGCAGGTATGTACGTATGCTCGTACTGATTCAAAATAGTTCCACCTACTTTACCATATAAAACTTCGTCAAAAATAGATTTAGTTTTATAGTTAAACACAATATCCTTTTGTGCGTATTGTATACTACTTGAATCGCCCCAGTTAATATCTAATGTAAGAGCTGAGCTAGCCGTTTCAGAAATCCCAGTAAGTACGAAATTAATTGTTGGTACCCCTTTAAACAATATTTCTTCTCCTAATACATTAATGTTTTGAGTTACTGAAGAAAGGTTAATAAAAATCGTGCTCATTATACATTGAAGGTAAAGTTTTTAGAATCTCTAGTAAAAGAACCGTTGCTTGCGGAAACTGAATTAAAGTTAGTAGTATCACCAAACGTAGACGTTCTTGTAATATTATTTAATGTTTCATATCTATTTGAATCAACAACAAAAAGTTTATTATCTGTCATTTTAAAAGATACATCAACTATATGGGCAAAATCGTTTTTATCGTATACAATATACGTTAACTTAAACAAATCATTCAAGCTATTATATACAATTGTTGGAGTATGAACGGAATCAGGTGTATAATTTCTAGCGGATAACGATGATACGTTTAACTCAAAAGCGCTAAGTGATATATCAGTAGCCCCTTCTGGATAGATTTTTGTAGAGGTATTTTGCTGTATATCGTATTCGTATATTTCAGGATAAACAGCTTTGTAGTTATCTGCGATTGGGCCGCAAGTATCATTTATATCATCTCTAAAGCGAGCAAAATATACCTTATTTGTACTTTCAATATAAAATCTGTTAGTAAACACTTCTACTGTATTAGCGCTATTGACAGAGTATAATGTGTTAATAGTAGAAGGTACGTCAAACTTACCATCTTTATAATTTATTTTATCAATAACCAGACTGGATTTTGTTTCTAAGAAAATAGTATTTTGAATAATATCAAAATCTATAAGATCTTGATTAATTTGATTTTGAACTGCAGTTGAGTATTTTGTAATAGTGCTGACTAGAGCGGATGATAGCGGCTCTGAGGTTGAATAACTACCGTTTTTAACGTATAACCTTCCTTTGAGAGATTTTTGTTCCTCTTTAGTAAGGGAAGTACTTGATGAAGTGAGATTAGAAACAATAGTAGATCCTCTCGAATCTGTACTATCAACATATCGATAAGTATCAGAATAAATAAAGTCGTTAGGTAGAACAATATCGTCAGTAAAAAACCCCCCTTCATATCTTCTATACTGACCACCGGCTGATAGATAGTATCTTACATCTACATCAAAAGTAAGTTCGGAGTTTTCTGTAATAATATTAAAGGCTGCTTCTGTTGTAATATCTGATAGTGGTGTTTGATTGGTTTGCAGGTCTACAGGAGTGGGAAATGTACCTTCAGCAAGAACTGTATAATAATAGTTGGTAGAGGCGGGATAACCGGGTCCTAACCCTGTAAGTGGATTTGGAAGTTTAGAACCATCTAAAAATGTAAAAGCACCTCCATCACGCCAATAAGGTTTAATATTTCTTGTATCTTCTATAAGGTCTTGATAAGGGTAGAATTCCCTCATATATAGAGTTAGCGGTGTATTTAAAGCGGTAAGGCTGTTTGTGTATGTACTAAGTCCAGATCTAATAGTGGTTCCAGAAACGTCAGTTAGAGAGTAATTAAAATTATAACCATCATTTATATCAAAGAACAAGTGACCATTGAGTAGTAAATTTTTAACCTGCGTAGATGCGCTCGTATCTATCGGTTTTAAAGGTTCATTTTTAAATAAAGCATATTCATTACCATAAATATCTGTTTGATATTTATTAATTATACCTTGATTATATAAATCGGTAAAATTTAGCTTATAGCTAAGATCGTTACGATCTGTTAAATGACTATCGTTACGCTCTTTAGTAGTATATGATTCAAACGTAGTAGCTTCATTTGTAATGCTGGGGTCCCCAGCCGCTAACCCGCTTGATACGTTTCTTGTATTGAACCTATAGTCGAATTTGTAATATATTGGATAAACTGGTTGTGGGTTGATTGAAACATTACCGTACTTAGCAGGGTCTGGAAAAATATATACATTATCCGCTTCTAGTAATGTAGTATCTATTTCATATAAAAACGTCTCTGCTTGAAGTTTGAAAAGTCCAATATCATCTTCTCTAAAGTTAAGCCCAATATCTCTTAGCAGTTTGGTTTGATTACTTTCGACAGTTGCTGTATCAATACCTTGTAAGTTGAGAGAGTTAGCAGCAGGATTATCTGCTCCTATTAGTAAGCCGGACGTTGCTGGTGTAGTAGAGGTATTAATATAATATATATCAGTACCAATATATTTTGAAATTAATGCTCTCTTTAGTGAGTAAAACTGAGCAATCGATAACCCTCCCACTCGGTACTGATTATAAAGCTGTACTAATTCATTATCAGGGTTACATATAGCATCAAATTCATCAGGAGTTAAAGTTGGTGGGTTAATTTTAAAGCTACGTAAATTGGATAAAAAATTATCACCAGATGAAATAGCATTTATACCTAATGGATCTAAGTAATATTTTGTTTCAATCTCATTAATATTATTACCATTCTCTGTATCTGCAAGATCTAAATAATCTCCGTATATATCAATAAATTCTTCTATTTCTATACCTAAATCCTTTACCGAGGCAAATACAGATTCATTTTGTGTATCTAGAGAATCTACTGTATTAAAAATAAAGTTGTAAATGTTATCAAAAATTGCTTTTTCTAAACCTGTGGTACTACCTTTTATCTTATTTCTATCAATTACGTACTTACCCTCATCACGCTTCTTCTTGTAAAATAACGCAATGTCTTTAAGGCGATTTGCAAAAAATGGTATAGCTACATCCAAGTCAGCAGGATCATTAAAGTCTATCTTTTCTAAGAAACGTTTTTCCGTTTCCGTGGTATAGTTGAGTACGATGTCCTTTATAAATTGCCTATAGTAATCTTTAAATTCAGCTTGTTGAACTTCTTTCGAGGAACCTTGCTTACTATACCAACTCTGGAGATATGAGCTATAAAAAGAGCTATATTCTTCAGGAGAGTAATCAGTTTGGGTATTATTAATAAAATCTAAAAACGAAAATGGGGCAACAGTATCTCTGTATACACTATCTGTTATATCAGGGTTAGTGATAGAGTACTTAACTAGAACTGTTCTTATAGATTGTGCAGGCATAATTATTAATCTTCAAAAAGGTTAAGACCCTCATATAAAGATTGTGAGAAAATATTTGACATTGTACCGTCATTTTTCGACCAATCATTATAGGAAGTAAGAGTGTAAGAAATAGTATTGTTAGGGTCTGTAAAATTGATTATAGAGTTTTCAATATCTGTAGTTATGTCTTTTTGATAATAGAAATTATATATATCTAATACGTTGCGACCCCCACCAGATAATAGAGGCCAGCCCCAACTATCATTATAATCACTTAGTAAATAATAAGACGAACTAGAAGACAAAGATTGAGTAAAAAGATCAACTCCATTTTCTGCGAGAATCCCACACTGACTAAATTGTTCTAGTGTAATAGGTACACCGTCACTAATAAAATCTGATGTAGCTGATATTAACTGACCAGATGTAGTACCATATACAAATCCTGAAGTAGTAGTAACAGTAGGGGTAATTCTGGCACTTAACGGTAATGTGGTATTCAAGGTAATAAACCTACCACTATATTTTTCAGATGCTACAATTGGCTGACCGGCAATAATAATACTATTAGGTGACAACTTGTTACCTAAATTATAACCATAGAATTCACTATTGCTATAACCATACGACTGGTAGTGGGTTTGATTTCTGTTGCGTCTACCAAAAAGTTTAGATTTACTAATAGACAGCAAATCAATAAGTCTGTTTAGTTTTGCTGGAAACGAGTACTTGGTAAGTTCCGGTAAATCTAACATTTGCAAAATACCATCTAACTCATCAACATTACTATCATCTATTGAAGAGTTATTATTAAAGAAATTAATAATTTTTTCGTATGTAGCTTTACCAATAGAATCTTGAGTTGAGCTTAAATCCCCAAAAATAGATCCTAAAAAGTCACTCATTAAAATTTTGGAATCTGTAAAAAGAGGTTGGATTGCAATATCTTTAAAAGTTTGCTTGAAGTCGATATCTTCTCCTTGCTTTGCAATTGTATAAAAGCTACTTGGATATATTGTGAAAGTATCACTCTCACCAGATATTACATTACCTAAATAGGACGTATGACCTGATAAATAGACATCTTCTAGTGTTGTGGAATTATTACTTACAAAATAACCTTTATAAAACCCACCCTTATCTAACGTAGATAAGGATTGGAAGTTAGAGGTAAATTCAACATTATAATTTGTTGTACCGTTTGTTAATACAAGATTCAAATCTAGACCACTACTAGCACTTAGTAGCGGCATATTTTTTTGTGTAAAAGTGTTTGCATCCTTTACCCTTGTAACAAAAGCAATTTTAGTAGTTGCGAACTTAGTTGATCCTATGTTAAATGTTGAGAGGGTACTACCTTCACCATCTATACCGTTTGAAGAAAATACTAATTTATTGTAAGTGTTATTGGATTCAATAGTAGCAGATACACCATAATTTGTAGTATTTGAATATTCTAATATATCCCCTTGCTTATAACCAAAAGTAAGATTGTAAGTACCGGGAAAATCACTTTTAAAATATACATCAGCAGTACCTGTTAACCCGGCGTAAAAGGCATCTGGATCCGTTTTATTAGCTGATACTATTTCAGCACTACTTAGTTTAATAAATATAGGAGTATTATTCGTAATAATATTATTAACATCAATATTTTCAACTATTCCAGCAGATGTTAATTTTTGTACAAATGATGAAAATGGTTTAAGATGGCCATATGTTTCTTTATCATATTTATTTGTAAAATAATCATTATCTTCTCCAGCAGAAGAATATGCTACAATTGACGGCAATCCACCCTCTAACGATCTATAAGAATTGTATCTGTTAATTGTTATTGGATTTTTCAATTGGCCAGTGTTTGCAGAAAGACCTGCAGAGAGTGAAGAATTAACACTTATTGATAACTTGTCCTCTACATAGTCTTTAATATTTACTTTCGAAGAAAACGTATCTAAATAACCAGTACCATTTTCATCATACAAATAACATGTAACTTTATATCTTCCGGGGTTGTCATAAGAGTGAGAAGCAGTGATACTCTCTACTCTCGTGCCATCTCCAAAATCCCATATTAATCTTTTATTAGATACAAAATCTTCTATACCGTCAGTTAGGTTTGGTATAAACGTTAGAGGTGTAAACGGTAAAGCATAGCTCTCGTAGGTTTCTACGTTTTTATAATCACGTACGTAGAAAAAATTATATAGCAAATCGAATTCGCCAGAGGAATCGAGTTGTAGAGAACTTAGCGACATATAACATATTTAATCTTACAATCGTCGTATAGCAATCTTATTCTTGATATTTTGAGGATTGTAGAAATATGCAAACTGAAATTCTTCTAATTGATAATTTAATGACTGTATAACGTTATCTTCTGTTTTATAGTCTGGATTCCATATAATGAAATTTAAATTAGGTACTTCTGAGTCACCATTTACAGTATGTAGACTAGTAACACCAGGTATGTTAAGAATATCCGTAGTAATAGTTGATATGTCAATTATATCCCCCAATTCGACTCTGTTAAAATAATTATTTATTATATTAAAAATAGCCGATTTAACAGCATTATCGTTTAGGGATTGGTTTTTATCAACAGTTATTCGAAGTATAGAATTATTAACAGTATCATCAACTGAATCATCAGTTACATTTGGTGCACCAAATGCAAATGCTTTAAATATTGGATCTGAAATAACTACATTTTGGGTAATGTCTTTCTTATTATCACAAAACTCTGCAATAAGTTGTTTCTGGGATTGGTTAAGGTAGTTAGGTACTAAACCATTTAATGTTGGATTGTTTTCTGGTACTGTGTATACATATACATTGTTAAACGAAGTTGATGTAGAAAATAATACTTGTGAATATAAAACTCGTGAATTATCGTTACCATTGGCGAGGCCTATATCATTGTAATAGGCTAGCACTTTAGATGTATAATCTTGATTAGATAGAACTTTAACATTACGGGTTATATTATTAAAGTTTCTATTAATTTGTGACTCGTAATCATTTTTTGAAACTAACCGATTCTGTGATGCAAAAACTTTAGGTGCATTAAGTCGTATATCAGCAACTGTTTCAGCTAATTTAGTTGGAGAAGAAGCAAATCTATTATTTACTATAATATTACCTAATTGAGATGGTAGGATTAGAGTTTGATTAGAAGGATATAATACTTGTTTGACTGAATTAAAATTAGCAGTACCAAACAATGTAAAGGTACTACCCACAAATGAATTAGGACCTATCAATCCAGCCTCGTTGTCTGATGTGACGTAGTATATTAATACACTATCATTAGCTTGTAATTGTTTACCGTTTAAATTATTACCAAATTTAAACTCGTAATTACCTTTACCATTAAGACGCTTTTCATATTTCTTAGCGCTAGCAGATTCTAAAAACAAAGAAGAGGTTTCTTTGTATTCTGACCAACTACCTGTGGTATTATCTTGAACAAATATATTAAATGTGTTATCACTAATAAACTTACTATTACGCACATTAGATGTACTCTGCTTAAATTGTTTTGATGTAAAAGTATCAACAAGAATAATATTTTCGTATGGTTCCCCAGCTGCATTAAAGGATGCCTCTGTTATAACCCCTTGATATAGTGTGTTATTTGAAGGAATAACAATTTCCTGAGTGTTATTCAAAACCTTATCAAAGGTAATATCGTCTATACTAACATAAGTAGTTCCGTTTGCGGCTATAGAACTAAATCTTGGAATTGTATAAACGTCAGAAGTTAGATTTGCAGCGGAGAGTGATATATTAGCAAGGGATGTTTGATCACCTAGAGGATTGTATCCGATATTAGATACAAGCTTGTTCATATTTTCATATATAGTAGCAGTACTAAACGTAGATTCATTTGAGGTTGTATTGAGCTGAAATAGCAATATGTGATACATATAAGCTACGACATCAATAAAAGCACTAAAGTTGGAACCCTCAAAGTTTTGATCAGTAAATATCTCATTTTCATTAAGCCGGTCAATGATTAATCCTTTAAGAGTATTAGCATCAAAGGTAAGATAAGCGTTCTTTGGGAGGTTGTAGTCTGTAAAATCTTGCAGGCTCATTGTATTTATTTAATCTAGCGGCTTTATTATACTATAACGTAGCCATCTTTATTAAGGGTAGCGTTAAGAGATAGGTTGTTAATGTCTAATTTTGGAATATTAAAGTTAATGTCAATATTGTATTGATTTTCTGCTGCTATTCCTGTAATCTTAACTGTATTAAGATTAATTCTAGGCTCTTGCGCTCCAAGATTTAAATAAATAAAATGCGCTAAGAAGTATGAAGTAGTATTATTTACTGGTTCAAATAGATAACTTCTAAAATCTAATCCAAACAATGGATTTAATAATTTTTGACCCGGTGTTGTTGTAAGTATATTTTTAATGGAATTAACTACTGATTGACCATCTTGTAATTCTGCAAGATCTTTTAGTCCAGATTCAGAATATAGCTCCGAGCTAGTAAATCGTGATAGTTCAAGATCTAGCTTTATATCCTTATATAAATAGCCACTCTCTAAAGATTTTTGCTCTAAAGGTGATCGTTCTAAATTATCTAATCTTACCGCCATAAATTTGTATAATTATTTATCTAAAGGACTAAATAATAGTATGGCTAAAGACAAAAAATTTCTCCATCTGTTTGAGTATTACATGGCAAAATACCCTGCACGTGGTATCCAAAGCGGATTTCAGCAGAATGACGTGTTCAAGTTTAATGATAATTTTAAAGGTGATGAAGTTTACAAGAGTATCCCAACTAATGTAAAAGAAATTATTGATGATTTTATTGATACCGGGTTACATCTTCGTGTAAGAGGTATTAGCCCCGAGGGTGATAAATTAACATTGTCTGTTGATCATGGTGGTGGTCGCTATGTTGGAACGGTTGATGTACCTTGCCATCTTGGTGAGCCTGTCGATTTTGGTGTTAACTTACCATCTATACCTGATGTTCAAAAACGTAAAGATGATGTTAATGTTACTCCTAAAGAAGTTGAGCAAGATGAAGAAAATTTATCTAATAAAACGGATAAAGGGGATGGTAAACTTACAGAGACAGAGCTTACTTTAGAGAAAGAGAGTTATGTAGCTGATCTTTATCTGCCTGAATGATATGTAAAGGAGCAAAAACAACGCAACGAGCTCCTATACGCATACGGTCAGTATTGGTAATCTATAAGTGAAATTATGACTCAACAATTTGATGAAGGTTATAAAGAGATACTTATGGGGCTACTGTCCCTAGGTGCGACCGCTTATGAAACTGACTATATTCTCAAAGCTCTTAAAGAGAGACCAGAGCCAATAGAACAAAAAATAGATGCTGTTGAAAAAGCTGATGAATTGATATCTTCTCCTAAATTTGACAAGGTTGCATCAGAAATATTGCAAAAGCTCAAAATCGAAAACCCCCCTACCGAGATTGATTCCGAGCCTGAAAATATCCCAGCTAAAGGTTCTACAGAATATATTGTTAATCGACTGACGGATGGAGGTTTAACAAAAACTGCTGCTATAGGGATTGTGGCAAATTTAAAAGCAGAATCTAATTTGGATCCTGCTATTAAGCAACAAGGAGGAGGTCCAGGACGGGGACTAGCCCAGTGGGAAAAGGGTGGTAGATATGATACGGATCCTATCAACTTAACTAAATTCGCTAAGAAGAAAGGTACAGATTGGAATGATCTAGACACACAAATAGATTTTATTTTGTATGAAATGGAAAGGCATCCTGAATATAAAAAAGTGAAACAGATGTTAAATCAAACAGATAATGTTAAAGATGCTACTATGATTTTCTTAAAACGGTATGAGAAAGCAGGTACACCTCATACACAGAAGCGTTTGAAATATGCTACTGAATTAAACAAATCAATATAGGTTGAAAGATGTTTTGGGGTAGTCAATACTTGCTTAAAGTGCTAAAAGACATAAATAAGGGTATGAGCACAAACCCAGAGGCAAGTTGGCCAAAGTTTAAATATTTAGAAGGTGAAATAAGCGGTAACCTCACTAAAACCCGTACTATGGGAGTTGATGATGATGGTATTATTCACTCACTTGGTTATAAGTCGGATATGCATATTAAAACGGATATTGCAGCGGGTACAATTGAGAGGCAAGCGGAAGGATTAAAAGGTTTTATCGGAACCGTTGAAGCGTCAGACGGTAATGTCTATTACATGCCTGCATATTCAAGCTCAATCGGTATCCTTAACAGAAAAACTGGTGAGATAACTACAGAAAAGAAATTTAATACTACCCCACAAGTTCGTTCAGGAGCAGAAGGTGCTAATGGTATTATTTACATGCCATCATATACAAGTACATTAAAAATATATACTTATAATATAAAAACTGGTGAAGTAGATTCTTTTACCCCTACCAAGAAAGGTTCTCATGGTCATATATGGGGAGCAGCAGCTGATAAGAAAGGTGAAGTTTATATGCCACCAGCTCTTAACAATTATGTAGCAAAGATAGATAAGAATGGTGAGTTTAAATATTTGGATGGTCCTAGAGTGACTTCAGGTGTATCTGGATTTAATGTAAAATATGTAGGAGCTACCTATGTTGAGTCTTTGGATAAAGTATTCTGCTTACCTCGTAAAGGTAGTAAGATCTTAATTATAAATTGCGCAGATGATACATATGAAGAAGTAGATTTACCTGCCGAGTACCTAAAAGTTTCAAATGTTAATAGAAATTTCCACGGTTATTTGGCTCCTGATGGATGGCTTTATAGTGCCTTTTGGGCTGATACATACTGCTTTAGAATCAACCCTGAAACATATGAAATTCAATGGAAGAGCTATGAAAAGGAATTCGAAAATTGCGGAATTCAAAACAGAGGTACTGGTTATTCAACAGCTGCTATTACAATAGGGGATGATGTTTATCTTGGATTAGCTGGAACGACTAAAGCCGTTAAGCTTGAATTTGAAAAGCAGGTAGTTATTTCTAATGAGGGTGTATCACCATCATCTTCAGCTACTATATGTGGTAGTTGCCCAACACCATCAGTTGTTATATGCGGTAGTTGCCCATCACCAACACCATCAGTTGTTATATGCGGTAGTTGTCCATCACCATCATCTTCAGCTACTATATGTGGTAGTTGTCCATCATCTTCAGCTACTATATGTGGTAGTTGTCCTGTTACTTGCTGCACCAATACATGTTGCTGTAATACATGTTGCTAATAATAGAATAAAAAGCCGGTGTCTTAAGACACCGGCTTTCTTTGGTTTAAAAATTTACCTAAGGATGGGTACACCTTGAAGTTTAGGGCGCGCACCATGTGCAGAACTTACTACAGTCTCTTCATCCTCTTCACTTTCACTTAACCCATAGTCTGCAGGATTTGGCTTTTTCGGTTGTCCCTTTTCATTAACCGGACCTGAGGGCGTCCACTTGTCTCCCGCGTAGCCCATATACCCATGCATATCACTTTCATAAGTTTGTAGAGCCTTTTTATACTCTTGTTCTCCACCTTCTTCATCTTCTTTTTCCTCTTCTTTTCCCTCTTCATCACTCGTCGGATGAGTATTTTTTTTCTCTACTATAACATCTTCAGCAAGAATACCAACTAGTTTACCATTATGCTCGACATAATACTCTTCAACAATACCTTGTTCGGTAAGATTGTGATGAAGAATTTTTTTAACACCCTCAAACTGAGGTGCAGAAATGTGAGACGCTCAATCGTGGTCGATAATACCACCTTTAAAGGCAGCTTCACCATTGTCCTCAACTGGGTTTGGGGCATCAGTTGATTCAACGACTACTTCATCAGCTCGTTGATTCATGGACCCATATGCTTCAGAGAGCATATCGATATCCTTTTTAAAGTTATTATGTTGTTTGGCCATATTATTATTTAGTCTAGTTATATAAAAACCATAGGAAACCCTGAGATATTTCTCAGGGCTCCTGTTATTTATATATTATTATTGTTATTTAAAACGAACGTGAAAGACCAATCCCTCCAATTACTTCAAATCCATCATTAGTCCAAATGCCCTCGCGGCCATCAAAGGTATATACACCTTTAACAAATGGTGAAATAGAAGTATCAAGAACTCGTACCGGGAAATCAGGCAACTTAGCAACTACTTCTACATGAGTTGCTTTGAGATCCTCAAGAAGATATCCAAGAGTACCTGTTACAAATATACCTTCATATACCTCACCGAAGTCAGCTCCGATTTCACCATATGTGTCGTTATCACCATCAAGTGCGACAAACTGAGTAACCGAATAGTTTGCAAGGCTCAAGCCAAGACCAAGTTCTGACTTAACATCACCAACTACATCAGTACCTTCAGAGTAGTAGTTGAACACTACGTTACCTGTTACACTTCCAAGAACTGGTAGACTCAAACCACGAGCAGCACCTAAGCTAAACTCAACTTCGTTCTGATTATCGTTTTCACTCCATGCCAAACTAGCAAAGGATGGAACGCCCAAAAGATCGAGGTCAGTTGTCAAATCAAGACGGAAATCATCATCCCCTTGATTTTGACCACGCCAGATATCTTGTGTAGTATATGTACCAGTAGCTCCAAAAGATAGTCCTGTTGCAACACTATCCGCTGAGGCGCTTCCTGCAGAGGCAATACCTGCTGCAGCTATCATTGTTAATACGATTGTTTTCGTCATTACCATCTATTTATATGATATAAACTCCCGTAATCAAGTATATCTGTAAAAAAAGTTCTATTTACCCTTCTTTTTCCAGCTTTTCCTTGCTGGACCGCGCTTTTTATACTTTTTATTCTTAATTTTCTTGCAAGCTGCATGAGTAGGGCGACAGGCTGGATAGGATGCTCCCTTCTTACCGGCCTTTTTTCGACCGCAGGGACCACCTGTTTTACAGTTAACCCACCCTTTAAACTTTTTACCTGTACGTTTATCGGTACGCGTTTTAAACCAATCACGTAGATTTTCACTCAATAATAATGCTTCTTTACAAGTCATTTATTTAATATTTCCACCACGATTTACGCATTTCTGAACATACCCTGATGCATACGCTGATGGCCATACGTCATACTTGCGTTTAGCTTTAGCTTGGCATTTAGCACGAGTCTTTGAAACTTTCTTTTCTGCATCTTCCTCACTCTCAGACTTCTTCTTATTTTCTGCCTCTAGCTCAGCCACACGCTTCCTTAAGCTCTTTCTTTTATAAGCACCTCCCTCTGTAGCACCCTTATGAAGCGCCTTACCCATATTAATACCACTCTTAAGAGCTTCTGCGCCTACTCGGTTAGCAATCTTAGCACCTCGTCTGACAACACCTACTAGAGGCTTTGACTTAATTACAGAGCCATCCTTCCAATCCTTACCAATATCAAGAGTATCACTAATCTTATCAGCAACTCTATCGATCATACCCTTTTTCTTACTTTCTTCAGACTCAGACTTCCTTTTACCACCCTTCATGTTAGCGCACCAGTGATACATCTTACCTTTCTCACCACCATACTTCTTAGCCTTCTTACGAAGCTCAGTTACAGAACCCTTACAGCTTGCACCCGACTTCTTAACCCGTCCCGGACGACTTTTACCCTTGACTTTACCGTCAGCGTAATTCTCTTCGAAAAATTGTTTAAATGTATTCATACTACCACTTCTTACAGCTCCAGTAACCAGCAGAGAACTTATCCTTCTTCTGATCGCACTTATGACGTGCACGGAATGACTTACGACGTTTAGGATTACTCTTCTTAATCTTCATGTTTGGATCACCAAAACGAACAACCTTCTCTTTACCATCTTTACATGCCTTAACAACAAACTTCTTAGAGCCACCAGATGTTCTACGAGGTGAGTTACACTTCATACGGTCTTTATCGACCCTCTCAGCATCTTCCTCATTAGTTGTTACGTAACGATCGTATAGTTGA